AAATAAATGAAGTAGCCGAGAAGCTCTGGCAATTTCATTATCCAAAACATTAATAGTTCGTTAAGAAATACCCTATGCAGAAATTGCATAGGGTATTATAGGATAGAGAAGAGCATGTGGGCGGGACCCACCCAAGCGCGCTTCGCGCGCTTTAAAAGGGGACCCTAAAGGAATTACTTTTATGTTTCACGTGAAACATTTTTTTCGATACCCCCTTGGCCTAGTAGGGGTCCCAGAGCTACCCTATATAGTTTGATTTACTCAGTCATTCGGGTATAATACTTTCTACCCACATTGAAATATATGCTAACAGTACAAGATATTAATAAAATTACGGATCCAGTTGAAAGAAAAAAACTTAAGATTCAGATTATACAACGAGAACAAAGAAAAGAACTTAAACAAGTTCGTACTAAATTTTTACCTTTTGTAAAAAAGATGTGGCCAGATTTTATAGAGGGGTCCCATCACACTGAGATAGCAGATAAGTTTAATAGATTGGCAACTGGAGAATTGACCCGTCTAATTATAAACATGCCGCCTAGGCATACTAAATCTGAATTTGCATCATTTTTTCTTCCTGCATGGATGATAGGACAAAACCCAAAATTAAAAATTATTCAAGCGACCCACACCGCAGAACTTGCTGTAAACTTTGGTCGTAAAACAAAACACTTAATTGATTCTTCTGAGTATCAACAAATTTTTAAAACAAGACTCCAGGAAGATAGTAAAGCTGCAGGACGTTGGAATACTTCTGATGGCGGTGAATACTTTGCAGTCGGTGTCCAAGGTGCGGTAACCGGTAGAGGTGCAGACTTATTAATTATAGATGATCCACATTCAGAGCAAGATGTAAACTCACCTATTGCATTTGATAATGCATGGGAGTGGTATACTAGTGGACCACGGCAAAGGCTACAACCAGGAGGTCGTATTGTTTTAGTTATGACTCGTTGGAGTACAAAAGATCTTACACAAAAATTAATTAATGCTCAGAAAAATGAAAACGCAGATCAATGGGAAGTTATAGAGTTTCCTGCAATCCTTCCAAATGGTAAACCGGTCTGGCCTGAATATTGGAAGCTCGAGGATCTTGAATCTGTAAAAGCATCTGCTGGTGTTGCAAAGTGGAACGCGCAATACATGCAAAATCCAACTTCAGAAGAAGGAGCTCTTATCAAAAGAGAATGGTGGAAAAATTGGGAACTCGAACACATGCCTGTTCTTGAACATACTATTCAAAGTTATGATACTGCATATTTAAAAAAGGAAACAGCTGATTATAGTGCAATTACCACTTGGGGAGTTTTTCGTCCAAACGAAGATGCTGGTCCACAAATAATATTATTAGACTCTTACAAAGAACGATTAGAGTTTCCAGAGCTACGTCGTGTTGCATTAGAACAATATAAATATTGGAATCCAGATACAGTTATTATTGAAGCTAAAGCATCTGGTTTACCTTTGATGTATGAACTTAGACAAATGGGAATACCCGCAGTAAATTTTACACCCAGTAAAGGTCAAGACAAAATTGCTAGGGTCAATGCAGTTTCTCCTATATTTGAAGCCGGTCAAGTATGGGCTCCTTTAGATCAAGAGTTTGCTCAAGAAATGGTAGAAGAAGTTGCTGCCTTTCCATATGGAGATCATGACGACTTAGTAGATTCTATGACTCAAGCGTTAATGAGATTTAGACAAGGAGGGTTGATAAGACACCCAGAAGATTATAAGGAGGAAGAACGACCTAAACGAAAAAAGAAGTTTTATTGGTGATTTGACTTTTGTAGGATTTTATGTTATAATGTTTTTATACAGAAAGGAATACAATGTTTTACTGGACACCAAAACGACTCAAAGAGTTAAAAGAACGAGGATACAAACTTAAATATTATAGGTATAAACCTGAGTGGAAAAACTATACAATAGAAGAGGAGGAAGAAATGAAAAAGAATCCTACATTAGTTAAAAACATGAAACACGTAAAGTTTGATCAGATACCACCGTTATCTGGCCCTGATCCACGAGGCTTGATTAATCAAACAAAACAAGATAAACCTAATCAATTGGAGAAAACAAATGGCAGACATAGACAAGTCACTAACCGAAATTAGAAAATCGGTTGAAATACCAGGGCCCGAGGAACAAGCAGAGGTTACTGAAGAGATTAAAGAATCATTACCCGATGCGGGTGAAACAGAGATTACCCCGACAGAAGATGGCGGCGTAGAAATTAATTTTGAACCTGGAGCATTTAACCAAGCACAAAGTGAAAACCACTTTGATAATTTAGCTGAGTTACTACCAGAGGATGTGTTAGGTCCTTTAGGTTCAGAGTTAAATTCAAATTACATGGACTACAAAGAGTCTCGTAAAGAATGGGAACACACATACATTACCGGATTAGATTTATTAGGATTTAAATACGAAGATAGAACAGAACCTTTTTCAGGTGCAGCAGGAGCTACACACCCGGTTCTTGCAGAAGCGGTTACTCAGTTTCAAGCATTGGCTTACAAAGAATTACTCCCGGCCGACGGACCAGTAAGAACTCAAATTATGGGGGCACCAAACCCTGAAAAAGAAATGCAATCAACTAGAGTAAAAGATTTTATGAACTATCAGTTGATGGATCAAATGAAAGAATACGAACCTGAGTTTGATCAATTATTATTTTATTTACCACTTGCAGGATCTGCATTTAAAAAAGTTTATTATGATGACTTGTTAGGTAGAGCAGTTTCTAAATTTGTACCTGCAGAAGATTTAGTAGTACCTTATACTGCAACATCTCTTGAAGATGCAACAGCTGTTGTTCACCGTATTAAAATGAAAGGTAATGATTTAAGAAAACAAATGGTTGGTGGATTTTACAGAGATGTAGATATCGGACAACCTGCAGATACTGAATCTGATTTAGAGAGAAAAGAACGAGAATTAGAAGGAATTACAAAAACAAAAGATGAAGACGTTTATAATATTTTAGAGTTTCATATTGATTTAGATTTAGAAGGCTTTGAAGATAGAGACGCAGCAGGCGAAGAAACAGGAATTAAACTTCCTTACATTGTAACAATTGAAGAAGCATCACGTGAAGTATTATCGATTAGAAGAAATTATGAATTAGATGATCCAAAGAAAAAGAAAATTTCTTATTTTGTTCATTTTAAATTTTTACCCGGTTTAGGTTTTTATGGGTTTGGATTAATTCATATGATCGGTGGTCTATCAAGAACTGCAACTGCAGCTCTAAGATCATTACTAGATGCTGGTACCCTCTCCAATTTACCAGCAGGATTTAAGATGCGCGGCATCAGAATACGTGATGACGCGCAATCTATAACTCCAGGTGAATTTAGAGATGTAGATGCTCCAGGTGGAAACATTAAAGATGCATTCATGGCGCTTCCATTTAAAGAACCATCACAAACTCTTTTACAGCTTATGGGTGTCGTTGTATCAGCCGGGCAAAGATTTGCTTCGATAGCTGACCTTCAAGTAGGTGATGGGAATCAACAAGCAGCAGTGGGAACGACAGTGGCCTTGTTGGAGAAAGGAAGCAGAACAATGTCTGCGATTCACAAAAGAATTTATGTGAGTCTTAAGAATGAATTTAAGATGTTGGCTAGAGTATTTAAATTATATTTACCAGAACAATATCCATACGATGTTGTTGGTGGTCAAAGAATGATTAAGAAAACAGACTTTGATGATCGAATAGATATTTTGCCAATTGCTGATCCAAATATATTTTCTCAAACACAAAGAATATCAATTGCACAAGCAGAATTACAATTAGCACAATCTAATCCACAAATGCATAATCTATACAATGCGTATCGTGCAATGTACGAAGCTTTGGGTGTAAAAAATATAGATATGATTTTAAAACCTGTGCCAAGACCACAACCAATGGATCCAAGTATTGAGGCAATACAAGCTTTAAGTGGTCAACCTTTTCAAGCGTTCAAAGGTCAAGACCATAGAGCTCATATTACTGCTCATTTAAATTTTATGACATCATCAATGGCTAGAAATAACCCGATGGTAACTGCTTCTATGCAAAAAAATATTTTTGAACACATTTCTTTGATGGCATTAGAGCAAGTTGAAGTAGAATTTAAAGATCAAATTATTCAAATGCAACAAATGCAGCAACAAATGCAAGCAAATCCTGCTTTAGCGCAAGATCCACAGGTTCAACAGCAGATGATGGCGTTAAATATGCAAATTGAAGCTAGAAAATCGGTGTTAATTGCCGAAATGTTCGAAGATTTCGCTAAAGAAGAACAACAATTGATGGGTGAGTTTGGAAATGACCCTGTTGCGAAATTAAAAGCAAGAGAATTAGACATAAGAGCTAAAGATGACTTCGTAAAAGCTGAACAAGCTCAAGAAAAAATTAATCTTGACCGAATGAAAGCGTTTATGAACCAACAAAACAAAGATGATAAGCTAGAACAGAACGAAGATCTTGCAGAACTAAGAGCAGCTACATCTATTGCAAAACAAGAAATGGCTAACCAAAGTAAAATTCACGATTTTGGTAGAAATTTTAAGAAAAAATAAGTATAAAAACATAAGGAGAAAATTATGGCTTTAAAAGATAAAATGTCAGTAGGCAGAAAAGGGGAAGTTGTTATGTCAAATGCAACTGGTGGTCAGGAAATTCCTACACCAGAAGTAAAAACTATGAAAGACCCTAGATCTGAGATTCTTACTAACCAAGATGCGGTCTACAACAAAATTGCTGTTGGAGAAGAAGTTGAAGTTAGAGGAACTAGAAGAATGCTGAAGTCTAAAAGTAAAAAAGCAACTTGGTACTAGTATGTGGTTATCGGC